TCTTTAGCTTTAATGTTTGTAACTTCGATATTGGTAGTATCTACAGTGGTTGCATTAACTGCACCAATGTTACCTGTAGTAGAAGCTAGGGTTGTAATGGTAATAGCATTAATCGTACCACCTTCAACCTTGTCACCTGAGATTTGATTAGCTGCAAGTGTAAGTGTACCTGCAGATACGTCAAGAGTTTTACCAGAACCTACGGTAACATTAGATGTAGCAATAGCGGCACCGTCAATAGTACCGCCATTAATATCTGCAGTGTCAGCTACGAGGGCATCAGTAGTTACTGTACCATCGAAGTATGCATTTTTAAATTGTACAGAGCTTGTACCTAAGTCTATGTCGTTGTTAGTTACAGGAACAATTACACCATCTTGAAGACGGAACTGTTCAACTGAGCTACCACCTACATCAACAAAAACACCAACACGATTGTTAGTGTCATTTACAACAATCTTATTTAAAGGTGTAGCAACACCGGGATCACCGATAAGCCCAATAACTGGACCTTCCGCTGCTGTGCCATCGTGCTTGTGGCCTGTAGTGTTAACAAATGCTGCAAGTATCTGGTTGTATTCGTCATTTGAATCTGACGCATTGATAATGTCACCATCTGTGTATGTGGATTGTCTTGTGTAACCCGCCATGTACTTCTCCTTTACCGCCTTGCGGCTGCGTCAAACTCTAACTGAAAACCTTTTAGTGAATAAGGTTCTGAAACTCCGTTGTCAACAACTCTTAGTGCTACTGCAAACCCACTACCCTCTACAGCTTGACGTACAAGAGGCTGTGATTGACCGCCGTAAGTAGCCGTTCCGTAGGTAGACGTACCGTAGATAGCAACAACTTTACTACTATCAAATGGGTAGGCTGCAGGACGTGGCACACTAGGGTCTTCATAGTCATACCGTAAAAACAAATCTGAGTTTACTGTACCTGTAGGTGCGTAGTTAATAATAACACGTTGGAAGTTTTTACGTATGCCTGCATCACCCATAGTTAAGTCAGGTGATCTATAACGGCCTACAATAGTATTTCCATCAAATGTACTGGTTTGTTCTTGCCTATACACGTAACCATCAAAGCCACCGTGTAGTACATATACAGAACCTTGTTCGCTTAATGAATCAGTACACGAAGGTTGTATACCCAATGTTTCACTAAAGCTATAACCCTGAGCACCTCTGTATGCAATTACACCTTTGGTTGCGCTACGTGATCGTGCTCCATTGTTAACAAAGAATATACGATACTGAGTTTTGTCGGGTACTACCACTGCCTCAAATTCGTCTACATCTGAATACACAGAAAACAACTCATGCACTGGGGCAGTTATTGTACCAAGCTCAACGTCACCAATTTTAGCAGTACCTGCAACTGTGCGTAAACCATCCCTACTAAGGAAGATAATATCACCAGCAAATTCTTTAATTGTGTAGCCGTTGATACAACCAACGTTACGTGACACAGGTTCTAGTACAAAATCGGCAATTGTATTACCTACTAGTTTAAATATACGTTCAGCACAAAATATAATAAGGGTATCTCGGAAAGGAAAGACACCTGTAATTGTGTCATCTACCCTAATAGAACCTGCACCATTAGCTGAACTAAAATCGTTATCGGTAAAAGGTGCAGTAAATACTAGTTCCTGTGGCGTAGCTGACATACCTGCAAAAAACATAGTGTTCTTAAAAGATGTAACGTACTTAGGATTACTTGGAGCACCTGTAGCACTGATGTCCGTTACAGTAGAACCGTCATATTTAGTTGCGCTATTAGCCCCATCGGCCCAGATAATATGTGGAGTGTTATTAAAGTTGTATCTAAAAAAGGTATACTTACCTGCATTACTTCTTCCTGTATCAATCTGTGACCAAGCACCACTACCTGCAGCAGCCTCAAACACTTTTTCACCTCTAGCGGCAATAACTTTATTGTTACCTGCAAAGTAAGCAGACATTAATACGGATTCACTAGCAGAAGAAGTCTGTGGAACAATATTACTATTCCACTTATTGTATCCATTAATGCGCCTGTAGCCACCCGTAATGTCTACTTCAAAGTTTTCAAGCTCTAGTGCCATTCCGGGTTCCATAGTGAACGTAGAACGGTCAAGAACTAAACCACCTTGAAGTGGAAATACAAAAGGATTAAGACCTGATTCATCAGCCATAGTTAAACCTTAAACAAACGTACTTGTAGGCTGTTGCGATCTATATAACATTGTAGAACGAACGTAATCTGTTCTGTTACCCAGTAGGGTTCTCATATTTTTAATTCCAGCCTCAAACCTTTGGAAGTTATTTTGATACTGTCCTGTCTCTCCACGGTACTGATAGCCATAGGCAGTTGCACCGTCTACAATTACAGAACGGTACTGTTCAGCAATGTTAGGTACGTCAGTAGCTGCAGAAAGCGTAGAGCTATATGCATAGTATTCATAACGAATGGAGTATGCTTTATCTGGGTACGGATATAATCCAAATTTATTATCTGGTGTTCTAAACACATAGCGTGGAACACTGCCAACGCTTGCAGTGTCTTCCTGTTGAATATATTTAGATACGTATTCTTTGTAATCTAGTTTAGTTAAGTTACCACCCGAAATAGATAGATCAGTATCTCGAACTAAACGAAATGTATCGTAGTCTACGTGCTTAGAAGTAGTGGGCACTTCATAACGAGTAGTATCTGCCACTAATACTTCAGTCTGTGTATTATGATTAAAGGGCCAGCTATACTCACTAGTATTTATATAATCAATAGCATCATTGACTGCATTCTTGCACTGAATTTGAAAACCTCTAGCTCCAGTAAAGCCAGTGCTTGTCAAAGCAACTTCGTTAAAACGAGCAATGACTTCATTAGTAATTTCTAAATAGTTATATGCCATTAGTAGTATTGCTTTCAGATTAAGTACAAACATAAGTGGGCCACAGTTAAGCAGCCCACTCATTAAGTTATTTATGCAAGTGCGTCACGAGCAACTTCTGTAGGAGAAGAGTCGCCTTGATCACTTACGTCAACCATCCAAGCGTAAACACGAAGTTTACCTGCAGTGAATGTTGCACCGGAACCTGCAAAGGTAAGGTCCAACGTGTCTGCAGTTGCAAGAGTAACGTCTGCCGCAGGTGTAGCTGATGGAGCATAAGCAAGATCAGCAGCACCGTCAATGTCAAACGCTGCAACAAACTCATCGGCATCTGCTGCACCAAGTGTAACAGTTGCGTCTGTGCCTGTGTTCTGAGTTGCAGATTCTACAACTTGAACGCCTGCATTAATTACACGTGTGTTAGCAGGGACAGTTAAGCACTGAACTACGTCACCAGATGAACAGTCAATTGCCTGTGCAGATAGAACAATAGTTTTTTGTACCAGATACGGAGCACGTCCACGCTGTGAACTACCGTGTGCTGGCAAAAGTAATGTTGAAATAGTAGCCATTTTTTATTACTCCTTTATGCCAAGTGGTACTTAGCGTTCACAAGAGCTTCTGGGCGAAGAATCTTGCGACCATATAGATGCATACCACGAACAATGTCGGAGAATGAATCTGGATCACGATATGTTTCAGTCTTGTTGATCTGCTCGGCAGTTGCAACAGCTGAATCGTGTCCCGCAACAATCATACCATAGTTGGCTGTAGAGTTCGTACCTGTAAAGGACGGACCTGTACCAACAGTTGGTAGGTTGTTAGAGGCATATACACGGAAGCCATGAATATTCATACCGATTTGACCATTCTGGAGACCAGAACCGCCGAAGTCAGAATTAAATAAACGAGAATCTTCGTCTTTCAAGAGTTCCATGAATACTGGATCGACTACCAGCCAACGACCTTGTGTATCGACGTTCTGCTGGTCAAGAAGACGAGACATACGTGCGATAACTGTCAATGGGAAAGTATCACCAGCTGCAGGTGTGGTGTCAGTTGCACCGCCAGCACGTGGCTGTAGGGCAAGAGCTTCACCAGCAGAACCGCCGAATGATGCTGCATCAATTTTCATTGAGGACAACAGTTCGTCAGAACCTGCAGTAGATACGGCAACCGTACCGTTAGTAGTTGTGTTAACGGTGTCAGGTGATCCGTGGATTGCAGACTGTTTAAAGCCTGACAGATAGCCAAGAACGTCTTGGTCAAACTGGTCAGACAAACGATAAGCAGCACGATCCGAAGCAAGGCTTTGGAAATTTACGTGACTGTGAGCTTCCTCAATATCATCGACTTTGAAAGCAAAATAATTAGCTTTGTCGATTGTCAATGAGAAATCTTCATCGTCCAAGTCTTGTGGCGTGATAGTTGTACCACGTAGGTAAGGTTGAACAGTGATCTCAGGTTCTTTAATGATTTTAACTGAGTCACCCATATTGGCGATTTCGCCAAAATAATCAGAGTTAGTGATAGCTTCACAAATAGATGCTTTGCGGAATGCAAGTTGCACCTGTTTGCTATAAATAACTGGTGAGAAGTTACCGTTTGGTAAGTTGCCATATCCAGCAGCGGTTCCGAATGCCATTTTAATTCTCCTAGCATTAGATACAGATGCAAACGACTAATGACTTATACAGAGGCTAATTACTACTAGGGTGCGTTAACAAGAAAGTCGGCCAACCTTCTAGTGTAACGGGCCATGAGACATTAGGTTGTCCGAAAGCGTTATTGTTGTTTGCGGGGGATAGTCTATGTGTAGTAGCGTGGGTAACTGTAGTTAATACCTAGCAGGGCCACACTACTACATTGTACATATAGTTATATCATAAATATTTTATATGTCAATAGCTTTATCGGGCATTACCCGACATATCGTAAATAAACTTACCAGTACGAATAGATTCCATAATTGCATCGGAAGCTTTCTCATACTGTTGCGGTGACATTTTATTTACCTGCGACTCTTTAAAGCTGCCAGCGGTATCTGTTGTGTCAGGCGCACTACGGTTATTACGACTATTTACTGAACGTGCAGCGTCTTTAGGGCTTGCACTCTTCTTTGTTTTAATACCCATGTCAGATTTGTACAAGTCAATTGCACGTGCTGCAGAGCGGGAATCATTATCATTTTCGTACAGGGCGTCTTGTACCCACTTAGGCTGCTCGTCTGCCCAATTGTGGAACTCGTCACTGTCACGTATTTCACCAAAGTCTGGGTGAGCAGTTAGCAATTCAGCTTCTGCCTTTTCACGAGATGCGTTAGCTCGCATTTCATCAATCTCTTTTACACGATCTTCAAGACCTGCAGATTGCTCACGTGCCTTTTTAATTGCAATAGTTTCTACAATAGCGGCTACGTCAGGATACTGACTTGCCCAAGCATCAATGTCTTCATCGGACTTAGGTAATTTAATTTCTTGTTTAGTAGATAGTTCAAGTTGAGTTTGAAGTTTTTTAAACTTGTCATCCCAATCTTTTTCTTTATCTTGCATGTGGCGGCGAAGATCACCATAGCGTTTCTTAAAACTTTTCTCTTCTGCATTTGCTGGGGCAGCTTCTTGTTCTTCTTCTACTACCTCATTACCTTGTTCTGCAATAAGTTTTTCTAGTTCTTCTTCTTCGATCTTACGCTTATCTTCATTAGAGTATTTACGATTTGCAAAGGCTACCTTAGTAGGGGATTGCATTTCTTCCGCCATAATATTGTCGTTCATTTTAATTCTTTCTTACCGGAGCCACCGTAGCCTATGTTGGTAGGGGGATGAGTAGCCAGTCAAATTAGCAGATTACTTACGTGCCGCTAAGCCACGTTTAGGTGTAGGTTTAAGCATTGAACTAAGCATAGTCAAGTCTGGACCTAATAGTTTAGCTAAGATGGCACCTTGAGGAGATGCCTGCAAAGAACCTAGCGTATTTTTTTCTTCGTCTGATAGTGCAGCAGCACGTCCTTGGACTTCATTGAAGTACTCTCCAAATGTATATGTTTCTTCTTCCATGCTATTTACCTATCTTTTGTTTAATAACACCAGCAACGTATACTAGTGGGTGTATAATCTTGCACCAGATGTTACCTAAAATATCATCTTTAGCTTTACCTTTAGTAAGTACATGGCGTAAGTGTTGTGTTCTATGTTTTGCTAAAGCAGCACCTAACTTAGTTAGTATAGAACTGTTCTTCATACCTCTAACATATGGTTTGAATAACCAATGATAACCTACTTGATGCAAGGGTGTCAAGTGCCTTTTTTGATATACGTCCCAGATTTTTATAGTTTGTTGCCAATCTGCAAGTTGTGTCTGGCGATACATTTCAGTACAGACAATCTTATCATTGTTGCCACCATCGTTTCCACTGTCATTGTCAT